TTTGTTCTGTATTTTATAAGAGCTTGTGTTCGTCTTACTACACAAAATTGATCGCCGATACCAGCGTCTCTGGTTTCCCAATAGTATCCATCGAACTTGTCAAAGATACCATACTTACGAATGGATGGATTTCTAATAGTTCTATCTAACGTACCTGGTGTAATAGAAGTCTTAACACCAAATGTTGCGGCCGAAACACGACCTGGTTGATATCTAAAAAATCGTTTTGAAGTTAGAACACTACTTTCGTTTCTAGGTGCTTCTAAAAGAGCACCAGCTTCTTCGGGTACGTGACTTAGACCATACCCTAGTTTTATACCAGTTGGAAGGCCTTCATACTCCCAAGGATTTGTAGTTATAGTAAGTTCTGATCTTTCTATTGGCTTTTGTGACCACTCACTAGGATCAACATCATACGTATTAACATCAGCAAAGATGCCTAATGCAACTTCTGATCTAGGAATACCTAAAAGAGAAAGAGCAACTTCTGATTGAATCTTATTCTGCTCAACGACTGGAATAGCCGGTTGATTATCTGCAACTACTACAGGTAGTGAATTTTCGATGCTCCCTTGTCCAATACCAACCGGAGCGGTTTGGCCAATTGTTACAATATTATTTGGTCTGTTAATTTTTGCCATTATACAAGTATTCTGCCTTTAGCTATTAAAAATGTGTTTTTAAATCCTACGAGGTAATCATCAGTAGAGTTTGATAAGTCTTCGTTAAAAATACCTTCTGACGCGCCGCCGATTTTAGTTAATGTTACTGTTCTTTCTGTACTAGTTGTATTTATACTCTCAATTTTGCAAACTTTATAATCGTTTGGTAATATATCGTCCGCAACGCGATTAATAAATTGGAACATCGCCGATGGTGTATTACTAGTCGTATTAGCAGATAAGATAACTTCTCTGTCTATAATAAAGTGATTCATGTCTACTGTAGAGTCTACTGTAATTATAATTTTTCCATCGCTACTCTGCGCGTTGGTAAACTTTACATAATCATTTGAATTTATTAAACCTTCGTATTCGATTGCATTAATTTGATAAGCAAGTCCAACAAGAGTTTGTTTCTCGGGTTGACCAGTAAGAGCATCGAATTTACTTTTTAGATTTGGTGTAGAACCAACCATTGAAAAATTATTTTTTAATTCGGTAATTCGATCTTGAACTAAAGAAAATTTAAGCTGACCAAGGTTCCTAGAAGTAGAGGGAAATGTGATAGCAGTTTCACTAATATTAGTAGAAGTGTTACCAGGTGTAGTTTCAAGAGGGATTTCATCGTCAATGAAATATTCAAATTGCTCTTGTTTTGCAAGTACGTGTATTTTAGATGTTAATTGAACACCACTACCTGGTATAACATTGCCATTCGTATCTACTTGCTCGTCTTCTGCCAGATACGCTGCTAAGCCTTCTTTTAAAAATGTAATGTCAGGTGAAGAAAAAGCACCAGTATGTTGAAAAAGATCAACGTTAATTGAATCAAATTCACTATCTAAAGTATCTGTTGTACCTATAAACTCATTGTTTGGTCCAAGTATTAAATTAGGTGTTGTAACAAAATTTACAGAACCGTATGTAATAACACCGGTGTCTGTGTTTTTGATTATATTACCTATGGCTGAACCTCTAATTACATTTGATAAATCGACAGGTGAATTAGCATTTATCAGTTTATTACTGACTAGTGTAATATCTTGAGATGCTAATCCATAGAAAGGTGAAAACAAATCTGTATCTTTTATAACCTGACAGTTATCAATAACACTGTTGTTTTCAAATGAGAAATTCTTTGTGGCTGGGGCATAAACACCACCTCCAACAGAATTTTTAATCACAACACCACGGAAAAGACACTGATTTACGTTTTCTGCTCTTACAAGATTGTCAGCTATAACACTTGGTGTTGTAGAATTGTCTGAGTTAAATCTATTAATAAAATTACCATCGATTGTAAGGTCTTCAACTGAAATATTATGCTTTGATGTATCGTCAGAAGCTTTAGTTAAACCTAGTATAGTATTATTATAATTTCTCAGTGTTTCTTGAAGAATATCGACATCTTGTGTTATTCCTGCATCGCTTCTTGCAGTAAAATGATCGTTATAATCATCTAAAGGCGGAAGTTTTAATATAGTGTTAAATCGCGATTCGCCTTTTAATTTAATATTGTTTGGTAATGAAAAGACACTTGTATGATATGTTCCTGCAAGTAAGTTAATAATATTTTGACCAGTTGCTTTCTTGTCATTAATTAGTTTTTGAAATCCACCAGTTAAATTACCACCATCATCATACGTAACTAAGTTATTATGGAAAAGTCTTAACTTTTTCATTGTAGCTCTATCAGGTGGTGAGTCATCACCATCACCACTTAATTTAAATGCAGCATCATTTCCAGCTCTACTTTTTACAGTAAATGTATTATCATTACTAGTAATAGCATTTACACGAACATATTGATAACCATGATTGTATAGGTAATCATTACCAGTAGTCGTCGCTCGAAGTTCATACGTTAAAGGTATATATTCTAAATTAACAGCATCAGTATATCTTCCATCAGTTGTTTTTCTGCCAGACCAATCGTTTATAATAAAATTACCATAATCATTATATACTGCAGAAGTAGTAGAAAATAACGAATCATCAATAATAGCAACTAAGCTAAAATTAGATTCAGCGGTCGGTGCGACGATTTTCCTATATAATAACACAACTAAATCTTCTAAAACATTACCTGTGCTAGCATTTCTTGTTATATTAAGTCTATTAAATGTTGTTTCATCGAAATCAGCAATAGGTTGATTATCTATGCTAACAGTACCTGAGCCGCCGTCGGCCGCACTTATTTTTCCTGTTTTACGATTTAGTTGTAAAGCCTTGTATTCATACGTAGTGCTACCAGTAGTGCTAATACTCGCATCTTGAGATACACTAGGGTTTGAGGGAACTGCAACAGTAGCTTCACCAGCGCCAAATATTTTAATTAATTGATTTGGTTTTAAATAATCTTCAACCCTTAAAAATTTCTTAAGTGTAAAAGTGGCTGACCCGGCACTGGCCGTAGAACCTACAGCATAGTTTTGATCAAATGTAGCACTAATATCTTCTACATAAATAAACTTTTCTTCACCGTCAAATTTTTCTTTAATTTGACAAGTTTTAAGATTAAATTCTATTATATCGTTTACATTTAATTCATTTAAATTACCTGAGGAGCTATCTAAGAACAGAACTGAATAACCCACGAACTTATTGTCGACACCAGTATATTCACAGAGAAGGTGCTGACTAAATCTAGTAATAAAGTATTTTTCAAAAAGAACACGATCATCAAACTCGCCATTTAGTCTTAAACCTTCTGCTTCAACATCACCTGTTGTTGTAAGAGTAGCTGTGCCACCTGATCCACCGATATCAACTGAATCTGCTATAATTTTATTAGATACAAATAAGTTACCCGAAGAATCTGCAGCAAAGCCAGGATTAGTAGCATCGTCACTGTCTCTAATTTCAACATTACCTGTTAGAATCTGGTTACCAATTGCGTCGAGTTTTTCTTTCTCTAGTGCAAGAAAGTTTTCATCGACTTCTAAATTTGTTAAAGGTGATTCTTTTGCTGTTACAGAAGTAAATGTAAGACTACCGGTAGCAAAATCAGCATCTGATTCCATCGTAAGCACATTGGAAGCAATAGATACTATCTTATTAGCTGTTGTGCCATCACCAGGTGAATTGAGGTCTAAGATTCTCATACCTACTACTAACGTTCTGAATTCAGAGTTATTAGTACACGTGAGTGTCTTTGCAGCATTATCTTTCGAAATAACTGATATTGTGATTTGCTTATATTTTGCTATATCTCTAGCGTCTCTTATTGTAATTAAACTCATTTTAGTTAATTGTAAGTCTCCATGTTACTGTAACGACGTCTGTAGTAGCTTTATCAAAACCTACTCTCTGTGGTGGTGAATCGTCTCCGGTTCCGAAAGTTGTTCTACACAATAATACATCTTCTTGTGGTGAATCACCACTCAAACCTATTAATGCTAATTCTTTAATCTCGTATTTATTATTACCAGCGTCTAAAAGTGTGTCTGCGGCTGTATCGTAAAATGTTGTAACAAAATCAATTTGATTTTTTATTCCGCCAATAGTTTCAATGCTAGAATTAAAGCTTTCAATATTTTTTATAATAGGCCCTTGAGGAGATAATACATTATTAAAAGTATTAACTTTAAAACTTGTAATAGTGTTACCTACTACTTGTGCGGTACCATCTCTTCCAATACCAATCTGAGTAACAGTGCCAGCAGTAGAATCATTGAATATTTGTTTAGCAAAGAATTCTTTTCCAGTATTGACAATAATGTTTTCAATGGTTTTGTTTATTACGCTACCATCTTTTTTCTCAAGTTTGAGAAACACTGTGCCTTTAATATTTAAGTTATCTTTCATTCTTTACTATATTATCTATAATCATTCTAAGCTCTTTTACCTCTTTTTTAAGCTTTAAAAATTCTGCGTTTTTTTCTCTTTCTTTTAATAATCTTTGAAGTTCTAAACTATCATTGTTTATGATTGCTTTACTTTTTGTGTCTCTTACTAAGTCCATTTTAGATTAATGCAAAGGCGGCGAAGTTCTTTATTCTACAAACTTTAGCAGAATCAGCAGCTTCAAACACAACCTTTATCCGCATTGTTTCAAACTTTGCACCTGGATTCAATTCAAATTCAACATCGACAAATTCGTCTCGAGCAGCATCTGTTACTGGTATCAAATCTGTTTTTACACCATTTGCTGTAGTAACTGGAATGTGTGTATATTCTCTATTACCATCAGTTCCTTTCGCGTCATCAAAATTAACAAAGACTTTTACATCAGACGTGGTGGCTGGTTTAAAAACCTGTATTGTTGAGCGGAATGTTGAAGATGGGTTTAAAACGTCTACCAATTGTGTTACATAACCTTCTTCATCAGAAGCTGCAGTAATTTGTGTTCCTGTTGTAGTCCGCGGTCCAGTTGTAGTGTTAGTAACACCAAGTATAGAATATCTTTCCAAATCAAACATTGGAGTAATATTACGATCATCAGTACTTAATGTTACAGTTGAATTAATAACATCCGCACTACTAATCGCACTTCGCAATGCAACGTTTGTTCTTGTTTCTACGCCATTAAATACACCATCAATAACGGTGTTAGTGTCATTTGTAAATTCTATATCGTGCTTAACATTAGTACCTGATAATTTTAGACTTTCTTCGTTTACATTGAACAAACTAAAATCAAATTCATTTACACCATGCAGTTTATCACCAACTGATGTTTTGAATTGGAATGTTACGTCTTCGTTTGGATCGAAAACACACTTATTCATTACAAACGTCAAATCGCGATATTGGTCTGGTGTCCATGTTCTCTTGTTTTGACTCTTTAGAAGAACACCAATACTAGAATTTGTTGTAATAGTATTATCAGTCAATAAATCTTTTTTACCAAGAACGGATGTCCAAACTCTATAATCTATCGAATTAGAGAACACGATCATAGCATATTCAATACCTGATTTCAAGTGTAAAGGACGCTCGAACTTAAATTTAGTTGGTAAAATCTGTGTAGCAGGATTTGTAGGTTCTCTACCCGAAACTATTATTTCATTATTTGACTTAACAGAACGTGAGCCAGGTACAACATCTGAAGTTGGAATTCCGTTGTCTGTTGGTACGATATAAACCTCAACGTCAATATTTGCACCTGGCTTTTCAGCAAAATACAAATCAACGTCACTCAAAAATACACCGTGTTCATAATCGTTTTCATCAATTAAAAATGTTTGAGCGATAGGGTCACCACGACGTATCCATGCATTCCAAGCTGCACCGCCTCTAAGTACCTGTACAGTAGTGTTTCTTTGTGTCGTTTGTCTACTTTGCTGAACTTGTGTACGTACAAGTTCAGGCGTTCTTGTACTCATAATCACTCGTTCTTTTGCTGAAAGCAAACCATTTGCGTGATATTGACATTCTGCTAAAGAATCCGCTTCGTTATCATTATTATTTGGCGAAGAAGTAATCTTAAAGTCTCTAATACCAGTTTTAAATCTTAATGAATTATTATTTGGTATTCTAAAAGTTCCTGTTAAATCTCCTTGTGTCAGTGTAGAACTAAGAGGCGCTGAATAAGCATTAAAGGAATCCGCGCTGATAGGCCCAGTATAATTATTTCGAGTATCAGGCGCTCCTTGACCGTTAAACGTATTAACATTATCAGTTTCAGAATACCTTAAGAATTGTCCGCCGGTAGGAGCACAATATCGTGTAACGTCATCATTATCAAAAAAGATATAGTGTTGTGTACCAGGTTTTAGGCCTGTTGCTTTGAATGAAATATCACGAGAACGAATAAATGGTACAATATTAAGATCAACTATACGTTCACCTAAGTCTTGTTCAATTGTGTCAAAGCCTAGAGTTGTATTAGTTCCAGTTCTAGATTGATTATTTGTTATTGTGGTTTGTGTAGTTGTAGTAGCCGTATTATTTGTACGTCTCTGACCACGGTGATTTGTAAAGAATGTTTGTTGTAGATCAACTGTTCGATTAACATCAACACTCTGAGAGGTTGTTTGCCACGAGTTCCACTGTGTTCCTAATACCCCTTGAAAATTAACTAGGCCGTTATCCTGTAAGAATTCAATCGCATCCATTGCACCATTATTATTAATAGTAACAGCAGGTCTTTGTTCTGAATCAATCCATTCATCACTAGAAGGCGAAAGTGTTACATGGCCTTCATAATTTGTAACTTCAAATGGTTGTAAATTAATCGTATTTGATAAAGCAGGTTGTTTAAATAATTCTTCTGTCTCGCCTTTCCACATTGAAAGAACTTCTGCTGTAGATGCGCCGTCAACTACATCACTTTTTTTAGCAGCTGCTAATGCGCTTTTGCCTGTTACAGCAATCTTAGTCTCACGCTCGACAGGACTAAAAATTCTTCCAACTGTTATATTAGCATTATGACGACTTGCCACGTAGAAGGTCGAGTTTTGCATCGCTGTAGTCAGCGCAGGAGTGGCTGTAAAGTTATTTGGATTGGCTACGCCTCCGTCTGTTACCCAAATAGCTTGATCAGCCGCGTTTGTTCCGTACAAAAAGCGATGATTGCCGAGCCAGTGGTGACGGCGACGATACCTGCGATTAAACCAAGTAGAGTTGACCCCTTTTCCGGTTACAGTATTATCAGTAAATTCTTGTACAATGACAATAAAATTCTTTTCATTATTATCAAACTGGTTCGTAATTGTCGGATTATTGCGCGATAATAGGTTAAGTAGATTTTTGTGATAGTTTTTAACAACTTCCTGCAGTTGCGCATCGGTTTGATTGGCTCTATATCGTGATTTACGAAGGTAACCATATGCATTACCACTGCCCCATGGCGGTAGTACTGTTGCTCTAATATATGATTCGCCATCAACAGGATCAGAAAAATATGTGTAATACAAGCTATTATATCTAAGCGGTAATACTTTAGTATTACCATCTCCTAGTGTTATAAGTAATTCTTCGGGTATCTTAGTTGTTCTAGCATCGACAACATGATCACTTTCATTAAGAGTATAAGTATTGGCTGGGTCAGTTGCGGGTGCTAGATCAAGCGCCTCGCCATTTTCATCAACTGCGGTTGGGTCTTTTGTTATTAAGTTATCTTGTGTTTCCGCGGCTGTTAGCGCTGGAGCAAATTGATAAAAGAATCTAAAATTCTTTTGCTGAAAATATGGTCTCGCTTCTTTCTTTATTGTATCAATTGCTACTAAATAATCAGGTGCTTTAAGATCACCAATACTATGACCAGAAAAATTGTCAGCAATAAAAGCACTTTTAAATAAAGTGTTACCTTCAGAATCTGTGAATAATCTATTATTAGCACTCGCCTCTGATGAACTTAGTGCTGAAGCATATTCAATTTGTTGAAGTCTTTTATCGAGTTGACCAATCTGCCGCATCGTGTATCTTGAATTATCGAAATATTGATTTCTAAGTCCAGCCAACACACTAGTGTAGTATGGAACAAACATTTCATATAATGTAAGAGAATTCTTTGGTGGAATAGGTGGAACCGGCTCACGAGCTGGCTCGCCTTGAAATATTTCAAGAGTACCGCCATCATTAATAATCAGTTTATCAATTCTTGATTCCCAAGCTTCGAGATTAGTTATCTTTGCTGTCGAGTTTGGTCTAGGTATTGCTTGTTCAATACCGGCAGTATCTTGGTCATCTGGTATTGATTTAATTCTAAAGTCAATAACATCAGCTAGAGATGTGTTTTCTAAAAAGTCAAGCGTTGGTATTGAAGAATAGTCACCATAACCTGCTGTAAATGCATTATCATATGAGTTAGAAGCAAAGTAATCACCACTAGTGTGAGAAAAGTAGTTATACTTAACAGTATGGTCGCCAGTACTTGAGAGACCTGAGATAGCAATAACAGGTCTAATATATCTGTCTTTCTTTTGGCCGTCATCAATAACTCTAAACTTTGCGCCTGAAATATTTACACCAGGATTAGTATTAAGCTCGATTGTTAGATTTACTTTATCTTCTGAAAAGATTACGTCACTATTTGAAAGTGTAAGTATAGTTTCTTCACTCGTACTAGTAACATTTACTACAGTGGTTCCGGTTCGCTGAGTTTTTGTTCTAACAATTACGTCTGGAACATCTTCTGGTGCAAGAATTGTAAAAGGCGCGGTGAATCTGCTAGGATTAGCAAGCACGAGCTTTACTGTACTAGCTGTGCTGCCCCCCGATCCTAGTATATTAAAATCGTAACTAGGATTCAATAGTTTACCTTCCGCGTCGAATACACCATAAGCAGGAGTCGAAATATCTGAAGTTTCACTAAAATTACCTCCACTAGAATTAATTATTAGTTTATCACCCTCTTGTACTGTAACATTAGTAAATCTTGTTACTCTTTCGTATTCAAAACCAGCTATTTTTTTTACACCTGGAAAAGGTAATTTAAATAAAAGTGTTGGATTAGAAACATTGTCTAAAGTTTGACCAACAGCTTCATTTTGAAATGTATGAATTCTCGCTCTACTACCTATTTCTGTTACACTTTTAATATTTGCTAATTGAGTTGGAGTAAAAGATATATTACCACTCGGAGAGTCAAGAAGTTCAGTCTCAACATAATGACCATAATTCATAGATAATTCTAAACCATCTGTAATAGTTTCAAATGTTCTAGCCCTTACGCCTTTTAATAAAACTTTAGGCGGATACGTATATCTAAATCCATTTACATATGCAATTGACGTATTAACTTCGACAATGTAGTGTTGTCTAGCGTCTTCAGCGGTTGATATACCAAATGGTGTTTCTTCTTCAATAAATGATTTCGTATAGTATCCGTTAATCGCTGGAGTTTCTTCTCTAATAAAGTTTTCGTATGTAATTCTGAAAGGTTGCAGTACGTAATTACCACTTTCTTCCATAGTCTTCTTTGCAGATTTTTTGTCAAAATCATTAAATGCATTAGTAGATTCTTCTTTAACACCACCTTCGCCAACTGTAATTAATCTTTTTGTAGAGCCTATATTACTATCACTGTCTAAAAATACAATTGTTGAATTAGCACCACCGTTAAGGTCTCTTAGAGCAATGCCAGCAGGATTACTGGGTACAACAATAATTGGTTTCAACATAATCTGATATCTGTCCGCGCCTGGTGCTGAGAAATTAGAAGAACCATTTGCGTTATCAAGTAATGTATTGTCTTGTGTACTATTAACTTTATTTTCTGATACCACAAAGCGTAATTCACTTTTTACAATTTCACCTTGAGATTTTCTTAAAAATAAACTTGTATCGGGAAAATGTACAAATGAACCATTAGTGTAATAAACATTTTCTCTTATAGCAAAGCTAAAGCCGTAACCAGTCGCGTCAATTATTCCAACATGACCTGCAAACTCATTTACCGTGTTTAAAGAATCAACATATTCACCTTCAACGAAATACAACGCGTCATTTCCAAGTGGACTGTTTAAATCTTCTGAATCTTCAGGTACTTCAAATTCTCCACCTTGATCATATGTAAGATACAATCTTATTTTGTTTACGCTATTTTCAGTAAACGATTCTACATTTACAATGGTTGCTTCAGTTCCTATATCAGTTATTTTACTTTGTAATTTAAGAAGATCAACTAAACCAGCAGGTGCTGCAGAATTAGGTATAATATCAACATAGTGCAAGCCGTCATTAAAAATTGGTTTGTCGTCACCAAAAATTGCACTACCTTCTGTGAAGAAATGATTACCAAGCTGTTCTATTTGGTTTTGCAGCGCTGATTGAAGCTGGTTGAGCTCACGTGTTTGTACAGCAAAACCCGGTTGAAAAAGTATTCTTAGATAATTTTTATCTACGACCGTTTTGTTATTATCATTTTTATCTTCGACGTTGTAATCATCAAAGTAAGGCGCTTGATTAAATGTTGATATTGGCATTTTCTAAAAGTTAAATATGAAATTAATAGTTTCGGTCTGCTCGGCGTTTCGTTGTATTGCAGTATTGTTATTTATAAACAAAATGTCACCGCTAAAAATATCAATTGCAGGTTTTGTGATATTACTAATGGTAAATCCGGTTTTGCCGCTGGACGTATCCGCGTCAAAATCTACAACTTCACTATTATTAAAAGTGTTACCATAAGGAACATCTTGACTGTTTAAGTACCTCATTGATGTTACAGTATCTGTTTCATTCAGATCAACTATATTTGCTTTATGTAAACTATCGCGGCCTTCTATAATAGCATCGTCAGAAATACTTGAAAACTCCATTCCTGAATTTTCAACTAAAGTAGCTGATGTTGTTGCATCGATACTTTCGCTCGGTATATCTAATCCGCTAATATCTTTTACATTTGAAATGATACCAATTTGTCTAAAATCATTAGTTTGAGTAAATTCTGATGTATCAGAAGACACTCTTATATTAAGAAAGAGCGATGTAGCACTTAACTCTGATTGTAAATTACTACCATGGCCACCAAATGGCGATATTATTGGTTGTATATAACTATCAGCATCTTCAGCATCACTAACTGCATTACCAGCGATAGATATGACTTTTGCAGTTCTAAAATTTGCTCCAGGCTTTTCTATAACAGTAGAAGTAATTCTATCACCAGAACCATCTAACGTTGCATACGCAATTGCAGAAGACTGCACAATTGTTAAAGTGCCACTTTCTGGATACCCACTACCACTATTAATAACTTCTAAAGCAGTAATTGTTCCATTAGAAATTGTTGCTATTCCGTAAGCAAGTTTAAAACCAACTCCCGCGGTAGATGGGTCAGTTAATCTAAACTCAACTGGTACAGTTTCTCTAGTACTATCATTATAGTAACCAGTACCCGCATTACTGATTGTGGCCGAAACTAATGTTGACGCGTTGATATCACCGTTGAGCGCGGCAAAGGTCGCTCGTCCTGTTCTTACATCATCACCGTCGCCTTTAATAAAGAAAGGTACTTCACTTAACAAAGGTGATGCGTCAGTATAGTCTATTGTTTCTGGCGAATCATTTGTTAATTCTAATCTTTCAATTTGTCCACCGGTTGTAGATACTTTTATCTGCTCTGATCCTTTGATTGGCAAAGGTAAATGTGTTGTAGCTGAGAACTTTCTTATTACAGAGCTATTGTAATCGATGAGAAGTTTCCATCTATACCCATCAGCCGTAGTAAAAGGCGTGCCATCGCTACTATTTGGTTCTGTAACTGATGTTGCACCATTATTGTTATCTAAGCAAATATAAAGTTTATTCTGAGATTTAACAAAAGCATAATAGGCTTCATCTTCTAAATCAATGAGATTAGAATATGGAGTAAACACTTTCGTATTAGTCGTCCAATCCCTACGCTTAATTGCTAATGTAACATCTTCGGGCCTAATCAACTTTAAAGCCATAATAGCTTTTCGAATAGAAGCATCATCACTTATCGAGTCTATTGGTTCTGGTAATTCACCGCCGCTTGGGCTATCAAAATCATAAGGCCGACCATAGAAAAGATAAAGTTTATCTAATGCGAGGTCGATGCGACCTTTAAAATCACTCAAAAATTTTGATCTAATTTCTTTTTTAGATAAAGATCTGTTTGTAGTGGATGTTGCAGTTGCATCCGGTGTGTTTATTGTTACGCCCATGATTAATATGTTATTTTTAAAGTTGTGTTTAAGTAATCTTCTTTTATATATGTTTTGTCTACGGCTGGTGGACTATCTAAACCAATATCATCTACGTTAAAATAAGTCTGATTCGTTATGAAAACTACTCCTGGTATATTTATACGTTGTAGTGCAGGTGGTGAATCATCATCATCAGCTATCAAACTTACTGGCACAAAATTCAATGGTTTGAAGTCTTCGTTACTAACCTCTAACTTTTGCGTTGGAAGTGTCTTTTCAGTGTTATGAAATGGTTTTTCTCCTGCAGGGTGTAATAACTCTACATAAAAAGATTTGTATTGCGAAAATTCTTGGTCTGACGCAAGTTCATACGAAAACTTTTGAAAGAAATTAGAATCTTGAAGTACTATATCATCTGAGAGTCTACCCTTTTCATCTCTGTATCGACCGCCTTCATCTATTAATAAGTCAAAATTTAATGTAGTTTTTAATCCTGCAGGATTAGAAATATTAAACGTCTCTTCATATGTAGAACCAACAAGATAATCGATTCCTAAAGGAGATTCCCAATCGCTACCAGGAGAATCAACTGCAGACCAAAAACCATCAGCTTCAGTGATTGCAGTTGGTAAAGTATCTATAATCGATGCACCATTTTGAAGAGACCATTTATTTGTTGCAGTATTAAAAAAGATATATCTACTTCCGCCGCCTTGAATATATCGTGTTTGACCTTCCACGATTGTTTTAATCCACGTTCCGTTAAAGACAGCCGAAGCTGCATTACTTATAGTTATAGTAGTTACTTTCTTTGATATGGTACCATTTCCATCTGTACCTAAGCACGTCTCATAATAATGCATCATATCTGTCGAACTAGCATCCATAAAATCTCTTATCGCTGGAGACACATTACTATCTACTGTATTACCAGAACCGTATGAAATAATACGTAATTTTGTTACTTTTCCATCATCAACTGAATCAACCCGAGCATAGAATGTAGCATCTAAAAATTCTGGTATAAAAACTAAATCACCAACACTATAGTTTGATCCACCATGAATAATATTAAATGATTTAAGTGTTCTATAAGGCTTTCCATATTTGTTACCATCTTCATCTTCAATATCAAAGTTTGGAAGAAAATTTCCAATTAAAGTATTTTTTTGCAGATTGAACGTTGTGATTGTTTCATCATACGTTTCTTTAGTAACAGAAGACACAAGCGCTTCGGCTATGATACTACCACCGACTGTTTTCTGTGAAATTCGTTTTGTTACTGCACCCTGAGCATCATTACCAGTATTATTAAATGTTCTTATAAAAAGATTTTCGTTATAACCTCCACTCGAAGGTATCAATACTTTTGTCCAAGGCTCAAACAGCGTAACATTCTTATTAAAGAAAAGCCTAAAGAACGCATCAATCATTTGAATATTACCACGAGCATCGTAGTAATCAACTAAACGTTTAATAAGAAATTTTCTAGTTACAACACTTGAAGCTGGAATATTCTTTGCTACAGTCTGTGACAACTCTTCAATAAAAGTTGCTTCACTTACTCGATCCAAATCTCTATTTTCTGTAATACCAGATATAAGAGAAGAAGCAACATCTACATACTCTTCGTTTTCTGTCCTAGATTTAAAAAATTCGCTGTCATATTCATTTTCATAATATTCTTTTAAGAATTTTACTATTCCAGTAGAAGTTCCTTTTAAAAACTCTGGCAGCAGACTATTGACTCTGCTTTTCTCGTGATTATTATCCATTAATTATATCCGCCGCCCGTAGGTGTAGTAGTAGTAGTTGTAGTAGTTGACGAAGCTGCAGATGAAGATGACGCTGAGCCAGCACTTACCGTAGAAACACTATTACCACCAGTTATTGTTGTCGATGATGTGTCCGTAACTTGAGCAGCATCTTCTTGTTCAGCTATAGCTTTAGCTCGTATAATATTATCACTTGTTATTATATCTTTATCTGTTACTTGAATATTTGTTTTATTTAAATCAAGTGATAATATATTGTTCTCAGAACTTGAAATATTATAAGACCTTGGTGTTGCAGTAATTTCAATTGTTGAATCAGCATCTGTTGGAAGAGGATTAATCTCTAATAAACCTGTTGCAGGATATAAGAAACCAGCTTCGAAATCTGTTGCAATTCTTTCATTACTATTAGTAATTCTTATTAGCTTCAGACGGCGTTTAGTTGTGTCATTAGCAATTGGTCTGTCTTCTAATTCATAACGAAGAGAATTAAATTCCCAAGTGGTTGTAGAAATAAATGATTGTGTTTGACCAGCGTCACCAAACATATTAAACCTAAAATTAACGTTACTAACTTGTGTATTATCTTTAGCAATGTTAAATTTCTTGTAACAGAAAACCTGTGCTAATGAATTTAAAACAGATACATCAGTTTCATCAACGGCTTTCAGAAATGTTGAGTATCTAAAATCATTATTAAATTCTTCAAATGAATTATTAAATGTTACTATCGCGGTTTCAGCTCTTGATGCAAGTTGGTTTTCGCTTAAACCTGTTTTATTTTTATCAAACTTAACCGATAGATTAAAGAATACAAATGTAATGTCGGGGTCAACCACTTCAGTATCAATAGCTATAATCTTTTTATTTTTCAAGAAGTCTGTTATCTGTGATTTCTGTAGGTCTGTTAGTACGTCTTCATCACCTTTGGGTTTTATAGCAATAAACACTTTACCGTATTGAGGCGGCGTAGTGTCTTGACCACCGAACACCAATATGTCTTGAATAATATTACCAAATCGTTCGTTTATTAATGCGGTATAGTCGTTTGTTGTAACTGCTCTATTTTTAGAGATAAAAGAAATTGGAGCATTGAACTTAATATTTTCAATAGTATTTCTTTCTGCGCCAAAAGCAGATTTAGATGCGGTTTCTATTGTTTTAATATCATCAATAGGGAAATCGCCTCCATACGTACCAAAAGAGAAAACATTTATATCGTTTGCTGCTTCACCTTGCGTCGAAACATATTCGCATATAATTACAGCGCCTGGAGATGGCTTTTTACCGAGAACATCATCACCAAATTCGATCTGATAAAAACCTTCATAGTTTTCATATATGTAGTACACTTCCGAAGTACTTTGCACATCATCACCAATTGCAAATAGACTATATGTTCGGGCAGTTGAATCTAATGCTGATTCATTTTCTTTAACTCTTACTACAAGGCTTGTTTTATCAATGTCTTTATCATCAATAATAAATTGCTGATTGATTAAATTATTATATACAAATCTTTTTGTTTTAGATGTACCTTCTCTTACAGTTACACCATTAAAAACATATTCTCCATTTACTGGCAAAACATTAGCTGAATCACTTGTAGTTTTAAATGTGTATGTTACGCCATCTACTTTACCAGTAAAAGAAGTACCTTCAGGTATACTTAGTGCAGCGGTCTGACCACCCGCATCGAGGCGAAGGTTAAGAGAAGCAGTAGAAGCTAGTCGACTTTGCGGAACATAACCAATTAGCTTAGCATGAGAAACTACATTAGATCGAATCTGTGCCGTGTCCAAGAAAGACTCATTTACTGACATGTGAGCATTAACAGCATTGTAATGTGTATTATAAGCAAGAATGTCTAGTATCTGATTTAAACCAGAGCCGTCAAAGTCCAAATCTTTAAATGGCGAATCAGTCCTTTTGAAAAAGGTTTTAATATTATCTTTGATTTTATCAAAATCAAGTTCTGTAGTTTTTAATTGTTTTGCCATTATCGTAATCTTTCAAGTGCGAATGAAATTTCTTCTTGTGTGTTTGAGGCTTGTACAAGAAACGAAATTGTAACGTTGAATAAGTTTCTATCAATATCAGCGATTACTTTTACTTGTGTGTTTCTAACTCTTGGTTCATGCCTACGAATTGTTTTTATTATTTCCTCTTGTAAAGAAAATGCAACAAAGGGTGTGACTGGTTCAAATAAATAACGTGTAACATTACCACCGATACCCATTTGAAAAGGTCTTTCACCTTGATTTGTTAATATTAAATTTTTAATAGATTGCTTAACTGCATCTAAATCTTTTAAAGGAAGAATATCTTTTTTAACTGGGTGTTCTTTAAATGCTAAAGATATATCAGTGTACAAAGAACTAAACGCAACTGTGGTTGCTTTTACATTTGTATTTGAATCTGATAGTCCAGCCATAGTAACTATTTATACTAATTAAGGAAGATATTTGGTGCTGTTGTTGTTTGATTTCCACCATAAGCTTCTGTACAAGTTCCACCAGTTGTTTGATTAAGAGTTGATCCAATTGCTTCTTTTTGGAATGAACCGATTATGATATCCTCAAAACCTTTAACTCTTTTTATTACATTACCATCAACCTGAATATTCCAATTACCTTTAATGTATGTTGAACAATTAGCATCAACTGTAAGATTACAATTTCCTATGACATTTACATTTTGATTTTTGACAACAACCTGAAAATCATTACCAACAATAACACTTGTTTCATCTCCAACTGGTGTAATTTCTCTATACGTACCTGTTCTATGAATCGTTGAGATTCTTTCTTGACCAGGTGTAACGTCAACTTCTATAGTGTGAGCGTTTTCTTCTTCATCATTCGCTTTCTCATATGAAATAACGTGATTCTTCGGGTACATTGGAGCAACAACATCGTCAATTGGTGGAAAGGCCCAATTATGCTCATGTACTGCATTTGCTGTTGGAACAATATCGTGTTCATCTCTTAATTCTACTTTCTTCAAATAAGGAAAAGCAGATTTATACCCGTTTTCTAAAGTCTTAGCTGCTAAAGGTGTTTCTGAAATATCTAATTTATTTGCGGCGGGGTATCTTTGGTCGGGGTCAGTAAATCCTTTTTCATAGTTTACTGCAGATGAAATAGAGGGTATACTGCCAAGAACAATAGGGTCTTGAGCATTTGGTCCATCACGAAAGAATCCAACAACCCATGAGCCATGAAGTAATCCTGTTGCGGATTGACCAACTTCTGTCATAGACGCTGATGTTACCGGCACCATAGGTGTCGCCCATGGTAATTCTTCTGTTGGTATTTCTACTTTATCTGCATTATGGTATCCATAACATCGTACACGTACACGGCCCATTTCTTTTGGATCGTTAATGTCTTCGATAACGCCTGTAAACCAAGCAAATGTTTGTCCTATAAAATTTTCAATCATAACGTAACTGACATTGAATCTTTTTTAACTCTCACATTAGTAAAGTATTCTCCGTCTTTTGATGTATGTACTGCAGATATAATTAAGTATTTACCACTTAAATTATCATCATATTTTTCTGCCTGTGATGTATCTCTGGTTAAGGGGTCTTGCGATTTTGGAAACTTTAATTCAACAACTCGACCTGCATTTAAAAATGAATCTCCGAATAGTTCTACATCATGTGTAGTTGCATCAAGATTTTCACTAAATGATCTCACAACATGACCATTTTCTTTTCTTAGGTTGTTATTATTCTTTGTAGCGCCTTCGAATGCAAATTCATTTGTTGAAATATATTCGCAATGTGCTTTAAAAGTAGTTGAGTAATCTATTTCTGCAGTAGTTGAAAGAGATGAGTTTTGATTCAACGTATTACCGAGTGGGAAATCATTATATGTAAAATCTAATTTTGTATATGTTTTATTACCGTAATCTAAGTAGTTGTTTTCTGACGCATAAGCACCAGCCACTGAATTAAAAGGTTTTCCAAATTTTAAGTTTGAGTCACAAGAAATTATTCTAGTTCTTCTTTGAATGTAGTCATCTTTTGTCAGTGCTTTCCCAGTAAATTGTTTTCCATCAAAATACGTTTCATAAACTTCTTCTGCTACTAAATCGGATTGCGCAGCTATTACTACTTGGCCAGTCAATCGCTGAAAAACATAAAAAGGCGATCCCACATCATTGAAAGAATTTTTTCTAAAGTGTTCAATTGCTTGAAGAGGATGTTGCCATCTTAAAAGTCCTCTAGCACGAGAAATACCAGAGCCCTTTTCAACTAAATTTGTAACACTTAAATCAGTGTTTAATATTTTTTTAATCTCATCAATTGTGTTGTTATTATAAGAACGAGATATCTTAAGTGTTTTGTCAACTACCGAGAATGAAGCGACTGCTGATATAACATATGATTGAACGTATTCATTATCACTACGCGAATATTTTGGTATATCAGTGATAGTTAAATCTAATTGAATGTCTTCTTCTGCGCCGTCTTCATGTTTATTTCGTGTTATAACAAAAGAAATCTTTTCTTGCCCAATAATTTGTATGGTTTCAATAGTGTTACTAGCGTCGACGACTGTAATTGATATAATTAAAGATGTACTATAAATGCTTTCTGTAATCGAAAAACCTGATACGATTGGACTAATATTAAACGATTCACCTTTGTGATTCGTAATAAGCACTGACTTAAGACTAATTGAAGATGGCACAAAAGCGTCTGTGCCTTTTCCAAAATTTTTAGGTACACTATTCATTAATCAAATTTTTATATTCATCAACAAAATTATCAATCAAGGCGGGCTGAATAACTTTAATTAGAGACCGTTCGTCATCTTCATTTTGATGGTATTTCGCATAAGAAGTAAAATCAGTTGTTCGAATGATGTCACCAGATGTTGAGTCAAAAACATTATAACTATAAGGTGCGTTTTCTGCATTAGCAAAACCATCTAAAGCAAATAAGTTATTACCTGCAAATACTTCAGGCGAAGGGTCATAACCAGTAATAGCAAATGCTTCTTGCTCTACATTATTTAAAATAGAATAATTACCAACAAGCCAAATTTGTTGACGTGTCTCATCAATCTTATGAATCTTTATACCAGAATCAGAACCAAGTGTGATTGTTTCTGTTAATGGTGATGTCATTCCGCAAATCTCGCGAAGAGTTTCAGCAGATACTGTTAAAACAGAATAAGGACTATATGTATCTTTAATAAACTCTTCTAAGTGTTGTTGACCTTTTGGCCATGCGTCAATGCCGGCTTTTAAGAAATCATTTGCAATAAAAAATGTCCAGTAATAATCAGAAGAATTATATAGTCTTTGAGACATTTGATCTGGTCTTTCACCTGATTCAACTCTTTCAAGTGTGTAATTAACATAGCCATCTATAAGCTTTTCATTTACATCAACATTACGAAAGATATCAGTGATTTGACTCAAATCACCATCAAGTTTGAGGTCGTATAAAGCGCGAGGAAATTGTGTAAAAAAAGACATTTTTAATTAGGCTAGATTTGATATATCAGGCGGGTTGCCAAGGTAGACATCTGAGTTTAAGCCACCTGGGTTTTGGAATGTGTTAAAGTTTCCCTCTTCATCTAGTTCATTTTCTAACTCGTCAATATCATTTCTTGTAAGAGCTCGTGTTTCTTGAAAAGTAACAGACAAGTCAATTTCTACCGGTGCAGCGTTATTAAAGAAAATATTTGCATTAGGATTATAGTTTGTTTCAACCGTAGTAAGATAGCATTCAAAAAGCTTTGGCATAAATTGATTTTCATATAGTGCTCCGCCTTCTGCAGTTTTTAAAAACTTAATTTCCCACTTACATGGATAGGACAATAATAATGTGGCTGGGTCTGATACACCTGTTTGATCACGTGTGAATCCTGCGTATGACAAGCCTTTAAATCTTCGAATTATTCTTTTTATTGTGTTAGTTTCTTCTTCTGATTCTGGCACAAATTTATATGAAAAGTTAAATGAGCGAACACCATTTCCAGAAAATGTAGTATTTGTATTAGGGTTTATTATTGTACCTACTGTTTTAAATCCTTGTTCGGCGGTAAGGCCAGGAGATATTGCTGCTACTCCTTTCTTGGCGATGCCGATCCCTGCTGTTTTGAGTACTTGACCCATCTTTTTTTCTGCACCGAATACACCAAAATCAGTTGTATTAAAGGTTGCTTGATCACTTACACTTAAACCAGTCGGTGCAGGAAGATAAATAGTATATCTACCTACCATTGCAGATTTACCACCCCCGTGATCTAATAAGCCTTGAAATACAGCAATAGAGTTTAGTGATCCATGGCCAGTTTCTGTTGTATTAAGCTTTGCAGGAAATATTAAATCATCTGTATCAGAAATAGTTGTACTCATATAAGTATTTATAAGAATGGCATACAAAGGAAAATACAAAGTAAAAAACACTAGTAAATATAATGGTGACCATACAAAATGTATATTTCGTTCTCTGTGGGAACGTCAAGTATTTAAATGGTGTGATGAAAACCCCGATATTTTAAAATGGTCGAGTGAAGAAGTAATCGTTCCGTATCGTTGTAAGACTGATAATCGTTTACATCGATATTTTCCAGATTTACGTTTGACAATGAGTAACGGTAATGAGTATTTAATTGAGATCAAACCTAAGAAAGAGACAAAGGAGCCTAAGAGGCCCACTCGTAAGTCACAGAAGTACCTTCGTGAGGTAATGACATACATAAAGAATCAATCTAAGTGGGAAGCAGCAAATGATTATTGCTTAGATAAAGGTTGGACATTTCAAGTATGGACCGAAGATACTATCAAAGGATTAGGAATTAAGTTGCTAACTTGATATAAATAGTATAATGGCAACATCCTATTTTCAAAAACTAGAAACCGACGCGTTTCGTGCTGGTGTACAACCCAGGTCAAAAGACTCGCTCGAATGGTTTAAACGAAGATTGAAAAGTGTGTCACGAATCAATAATAATCAAATACTCAAAGACCCTTTACTTAAAAAAGTCGAAAAGCCTTTAATAGGCCGAATGTATATGTATTTTTATGATCCCAAAACAAAAGATACATTACCTTACTATGATCGTTTTCCTCTAATTGTTATGGTTGGAAAAGAAAAAGGTGGATTTACTGGTTTAAATTTACACTATTTACCACCAATTTTAAGAGCAAAGTTTTTTGATAGACTATCAGAGTTTACAAATAATAAAAAATATGACGAAAGTACGAGGTTTCGTTTAACATATAATTTTTTAAGAGCATCATCAAAATTAGAACTTTTTAAACCGTGTTTTAAAAGATATCTTACAAGCCAAGTTGAATCAAGAATAACAGAAGTACCAGCTACCGAATGGGAAGTTGCACTCTTTCTTCCAACTGATAAGTTTGTTAAGAACTCAAGACAATCAGTTTGGAAAAAATCAAGAGCAATGATATAATGCAGTATATAGACAAATTAAAATCAGCAGTTCAAGATCGAAGCGGGTTTGCACACCCAAATAGGTTTATGATACAATTTCCTGTCATCCAAAATATTCTTACACCTGAAGAATCAAGAGATTTTGATTTGTTCTGTGAGAGTACGTCTTTACCTGGTCGTCAGATGTTAACACTCGATTATACTTCAACACGTCATACGCACAAAAAACCAAATGGTTATCAGAACGAAGACATTACATTTGTGTTTAACATTACAAACGACTATTTTACAAGAGATATATTCACTAGATGGACGAATGCGATTCTTAACAGAGAAACATACGAAGTCGGTTTTAAAGATGAATACGCTACTCCTATTATTATTCACCAACTTGATGAGCAAGACAATAAAGTATATTCATGTGGATTACGAGATGCTTATCCGGTGTCTGTGCAAAACATAGATTTGAATCAAACAACTACAGATTCTATTCAAAAGCTTAGTGTTACAATGACGTACTTTGATTTTGTAGAAGCTAAAACTAACGAGGTCGGTCAGAACAACACTGAATCAACTCTACCACAACCTGTGCCAATTAAGCGTAACGCAAATTATGCTAATAATCAAGATGATATACCGAACAACTACAAAGACTACGGTTTAGACCCACCGCGCTTGGCCGCGGGTGCACCGCCCGTTGGAATTGGCCCATTTCCTAATAAGGCAGACGTTAAACAGAATAGAAAGCCAAGTGGTGGACCTTTGCCAAATAAGAATGACGTTAAACAAAAGAGACGTATCATACCTACTATTATTCCATTTTTACCACCTAAAGTAAATCAGATAAATAGAATAGCGAGAATATTTGGAGTCACTGCCACACGACCTGGGAGTGCCCAATAAACTTTAAATTATTAAAATATTATGCCACTACCAACACTAGAATCAACAAAATACATAACTACTATACCTTCGACAGGTAAAGAAGTAGAATACCGTCCTTTTCTTGTTAAAGAAGAAAAGTTACTTATGATAGCACAAGAGTCTGAAGATGAAACTCAGATTCTTAACGCAATGAAAGACATTGTAACCGCTTGCACGTTCAATAAAGTTAAGGCAGATGACTGCACATTATACGACATTGAATATCTTTTTCTTCAATTAAGAATTAAAAGTATCGGTGAAGAAAGCACACTTAATCTTAAATGCGAAAAGTGTGGAGAATACACTGAAGTAAGTGTAGACCTTACTAAAATCGAAGTTGTGTATCCAAAGAAAAAAGTAGATTCAACTATTAAGTTAAATGATACAGTTGGTCTTACACTTAAACCACTTACATTGAAATCATCACAAAAGATTAAAGGTACTGATGAAGAAATCTTTAATCACGCAATTATTCAATCGATTGATACAATCTTTGACGAAGATAACGTTTATAGTGTAAATGATGTAACAGAAAAAGAAGTTGTACAATTTATTGATTCTATGTCACATGAGAATCTTGAAGCAATTCAACAATATATTTCTAATCAACCAGAACTAAAACACACGATAGAATTTACATGTAAGCATGATAAACACAAAAACAAAGTTGAAATGAAAGGAATTGCATCTTTTTTCTAATCGGCCTTTCGCATGAATCATTGTTGAATCATTATCAAACAAATTTTGCAATGGCCCAACATCATAAGTATAGTTTAACAGAATTAGGTGATATGCTACCGTGGGAAAGGCAGATTTACGTTTCATTATTACAAGAACATATTAAAGAAGAAAACGAAAGAATACAAAGACAAAACCAAAGTCAAAAGAGAATTCAATACGCATGAGTGAACCAATAACCAATGAAGATTTTCAAGCTTTAGTTGCAGAGCTGAAAAAAACCAATAAACAGCTTAGCCAACAAGCGCGAGGCGGTTTTGCCGGAGGCATCAAGAAAACAATTGATGATGTAAAAGATTCAGTAACATCTCCTTTTAGAAAAATAAAGGAAACACTAGCTGCACCTGGTAAATTTATTGGAGACACTATTGAAGATATTGGTGATGCTGTAATGACACCTTTTAAGTCATTTAAAAATGTATCAGAAGGTTTTAAAAATATCTTTAGTAAAAATGAAACCAAGCGCCAAACTGAATTACTTGAACAAATACTTCAAGGTATCGAAGATTTAAATCAAAATGTTTCTGTTGATACAAATCGTGAACAGAACCAAGATTTATTAAAATTAGAACAAGGCAAAGAACAAAAAGGTATTTTTAAGTCTATTTCAGACAATATTAAAAATGCTGCCACAGGTGGACGAGGATCAAGACGAAAAGGAAAAGGCGGGGCGTCTGGCGGGGGAGATAGAGGCTTCTTTGCAAATATGGTTCAAGACTTTTTTCTGGCAGCTATCGTTACACAACGTGGTATTGGTCAATTTGCTCGTGATGGCGTTAAGAATGTTGTCGATACATTTAAAGCTGTTTCTAAGCCATTCAAAATGATATTTGGCGGTGTAAAGAAGCTTGGCAAAGGCGCTATAAATCTTGCTAGAGATGTGTTTGGTAAAGACAAAGGCCAAAAGGGAATTCCATTCAGAAGAGCTGTAGTAAAAGAAAAAGTAGCTGGTGCTGTATCATCTGTAACAGATAAAGTACAAGGATTAAAAGACAAATTTTTTCCTAAGATACCAGAGCAAATTGAAGCTCAGCCAGGACCAGGTGGATTTGACACTAACAATTTATTTTCTGGAGATATTGTTGAATCAAATAACGCAATTGTTGAAGCAGTTAAGGAAAACACTAGTTCATTGGTAAAAGTTCTAACTGGTAATGACCTTAAGAAAGCTGAAACAGAAAAAGAACGTGATAAAACGTTTCAAGATATTGCAGATTCATTAGAAGATATTGAAGGTAGTGATCTTGGTAAAGGTGCAGAAAATAAAAAAGGCGAAGGGCTTATCAGTGAAATAATTAATGAGTACGGAGGAACGATACTCGCCGCTCTCGGCGGCAAAAAACTCTTAGGCTCAAAGCTTGGTAAAAATTTAGTTGATAAAGGTAAAGGTTTATTTAGTAGGCTCAATCCTTTTAGCGGAAAGAAAGCTTCTACTGGTGTACCATCATTAAAACAACCCACTCTTACAGGCCCAGCTCAAACAATTAGCAATGCTGGTCAAGCTGGTGCAAACGCTTCTTCTAACACAATAAAGAACATTACTAATGCACCGGGCTCATCAGTGGTAGATGCACCAAAGCCAAAAGGTGGATTTTTTTCTAGGTTAAATCCAATGAATAAAATTAAAGATGCTACTAAAGGCATCGCAAAACAATTTCCTAGTGTACTAAAAAGAGTACCTGTTATAGGTGGTGTTGTTGAAGGTATATTTTTAAATAGTGCAATTAAAACAATACTTGAAGACCCCGAGGCAAGTGAAAACGAAAAGAAAGATGCAGTTGGAACAGAATTTATTAAAGCGTTGACGGGGCCCGCAGGTGCAGCTATTGCGATTGGTGCTGTTACTGCAGCTACAGGTGGTGTTGGTTTTCTTGCTTCAGCCTTAACAGGTACAGCTGGTTATGCAATTGGTAATGTTGTAGGAAGCGTATTAGCTTCGGTTCTTCCAACAAAAACAATAGGTGGTGCTATTATTAATACTTTCTATAAAAAGGAATCAGCACAAGGTCAAGCAAAACCTCAAACCAAAACACAAAACCCTGTTAAGACAGTTACTCAAGAAGTTAAAGAAAAAAGATTCGATGCGTCACGGGTTGCAGCTAAGGAAGCAGAAGCTGCCTTAGCCAAGTTTGAATCTGAGAACCAAGGGGCAGAAATGATTGAACTTCCGCGCGACATGTTTGATGACCCAGAAGATGGTCCAACGTTAGAATACAAAGACCCCGAAAAACAAGCGCAGTTTGAAAAGCTTCGTTCAAATACTTACGATACTGAGCGTAAGCAAAGCCAGAGCGCTAGAAATGTTATGGGTTTAAAAGATCGATTTACAGGGAGTAACTCGGGCAGAGATACGTTGAAAACAGTTGACTTCATTCAAGATAAGTTCGGAATACAATTTCCAGGTGCTTCAAAGAATGCACAAGGTCTAACTCAATATAAAGGTAGTGGTGCGGCAATTCAATTCGCACAAGATTTATTTGCAAAAAATCCAAATGCAACTGGAGCAGAAATGTTACAAGCTATTCAACGCGGGAACGACGTGTCAGCAGAGTTGTTCTCAAGTATGGACCGGGCTGCTGGTTCAGCTGGCGGCGCTGGTGTGTCAACTCAAATAAATGCACCAACTAACTCAAATATTACAACTATTAACGAAGCACCAAATCACATTGATAGAACAGTTGGTATGTTTGGTGCACAGCCTGCATACTAAAAAGGGCGATGACCTCAGCCATCGCCCCGTAATAAGGAAGCTTAACGTTTTACTGTTGAGCTAGTTTTGCGAAGTAAGATAAAGTATCTTCTCCGTCCTCACTACCACCTTCTTGCGCAGTGGCTGGTGTCGGTGTTTCAGCTTGAGGCGCATCAATTACTGGCGCCTTAGTTGTATTCAGTTCATCAACTACGGTGTCGCTTAAGGTATCAGCAATTTCTTCTTCACCTAGAACGTCATAGAGCTTTTTCTTAAGCTCTCCGTATGACTTGTAGTTTTCGACATCAACGAACTCCTGCAATTTGTATGACTGTGCGTATACAGTCTCTAACTTTGAATCGTCGCCATCGAATAGCTCGGTGGATGATTCAAACTCTGACTTATCGTAGTTACGGTAGCCTTCAACATTGCGAATCTTCAACTTGAAGTTAGCGCCACCCCAATAATCAAATGGGTTGACAGGCTTCTCATCTTCGAATTGCGGTTGCATCACATCCATAATCTTATCAAAGATTTTCTTTCCGTACTTGTACAGGAAGACCTTACCCTCGTTTTGAGGATTGGCTGTATCTGATAGAACCAGAATGTTTGATACATGATGTAGACGACGCTTACGGTCACGGGCAATCTCCTTATCGGATTCAATACCACTATTCCATAGCTGAGTGTTCATTTCACTCACAGGGTCTTTTTGGCCGATGGAAGTAAGTGACTTTTCAATGTACCACTTACCACCTGGTCCTTTAAACCCATGGTCCCAATAACGAACCCATGGCAAATCTTCGCCATCGGTCGCTGGTAGGAAGCGAATCACTGCGTATCCGTTTCCTGCTTTATCTACTGTTGGTGCCCAAAAGCGGTCATCAGAGTAGTTAGTTTTTTCTGAAGTGCTCGCTGTAGCTTTTACAAGCTTTGCGATAGCGCCTTCACGATTTTGTTTCATATTTGCAAACGACATATTTGTATTTGTATTTTGTATTTTTGTATTGCGGTGTATTTTGTTGTATTTAACTATACTAACAGAAATCATGCATATGTAAAGGCTTTAATGACCTCTTCTCGCATTTTTTTCATATTAATTTTAGTTAAGCTTGATTTGTATTTCATTGCCAATACTGCACGAGCCCCTTTCATTTGAAGTGGGTCGATTAGTTTTGGTAATAAAGGTTTTATAAAGTTCACTAGACTATCTATAATAGATACAGTCTCTAGTGAAACTTCTTCTTGCGTAAGAGCATCAATGAGTAAATTATTACCATCTTTGCATTCACACATTTTGTTAAAATCTTGAAAGTGTGCTAAATCTTTTTTAAGACGATACGTTATTGATTGGAGTCGAGCTTCTCGTTTGTCATAATTATCTTTTGTCATATCGTGAATCCACATAACATTTTCAATCATGTTTGACGTAATATAATCAATTATATAATCTTGATCGTGTTTAGCACCTAGTTTTTCAAAGGTATAACGATATCTAAGAGAATCAAATGTTCTTGGCGAAACTCTTACTTTAAAGTTATACTTGTATGCATCAAACTTCTCATCGGTATAATGAAGCTTTAATGCGTTATAAATTTGATATGCTTGAAGTCCAGTCACCCTTGTCCGCGGTATTTTTTCTTATAATGAATAGAGCTTTTTAGTTTAGAAGTTTTAGTCTTAGCGTGGACGCCAGGTCTCTTCTTTCTCTTTGTCTCTGTTTTTCCAATCTTTGCTGTTTTTGCCATGATATGTTTATTTTATTTTGTAAAAAGAATTAATTGAATCTAACAGGCTCTTCCCATACTGCTGTGGGTCTACCTCATCTGATTTCAATGGAGGGGGTCGAGCTTTCTCCGCAGGAGTCCGAAGACTTTATTCCTTTGGCATAGTATTCAATTAATTGTGCAGAAAGTGTTTATAATTCATCGTCTTCGTGAGTAAAAATTTCTTCGTCAACTTGTAATCCACTAAGGTTTTCATACAATGTACTCTCGAAAATTAATTCGCCCCAATCGTTTTCACCCATTTCTAAAATCCAATCAGGTGTGCCGACAAATGTATCACCTTCTTCATCTATATAATGAAGCATTGATTCGTTTGAATCTTCTTCAATACAGACGGTTAAAGGTTTACCATCAACTTCTAACTTATATCTAGTTGTAGTTTTAAAGTAAACTTCGTGAGGTTTTTCTATTAATTTTATTGTTGCCATATTAAAATAATGTTGCAGTATTTGTTTTAATGATGTTACGGCTTTTAGCTTCTGCTTCAAGTTTAAGCTTGAGTGGTCCATTAACTAATCTTGCCATATCAGCAGGATCGATTTGTTGCTTTTCACATATATCACATATTGCTTCTGCATATGTCATTTTATCTTTATGAACAAGTTGATCGACTCGAATTCGCAAATCTTCTCGTGTTATTGACGGTTTTATTGTAGGTTCTTTTTTTGCCATTAGAATGTTCTTAGTAGGATTGTTTCATTATTTATTCTTCCGTTTGGTGCTTTCCTTTTTGTTTTCAAAGCATCGATAATTTTAGAGATTTGTTTTTCAGTTTTATTTGTTACTATTGGTAATATATCATCTGGCTTACGAATTGTCAATTCAAAACTAGTCTTTATATCAAAATTCTGTAACGTTGTTCCTTTTACTCCAAGTCCCTCAGTTGAATTCGCTTCATACATTATAAGTCTACGATACTTTGTATTAAAAGTAAATAACTTCTTTGAGCCTGGTATAATAGAAGGTGCAACAGAACTAAGACCGAAGTCGTCATCTGATTGCTTGTACTTAATATTCTTTACTTGAGCATCAGCAGATTTGACTTTCTTCTTACGTGGCTTACGAGCTTTTGTATTAGCACCACGATACTTCTCTACTTGAGTCAACATCTTATCAAGTTCTTTAATACGATTATTAATCGCAGGACGTGATAGATAAGAATAACCTTCAACAAAGTCTGAATCAGTCTTTGAATAAGCAGATTGGAGTCCATGCTTAAGTGTATCAAGCCACTTAGTTACTTGAGATAGACCAGCAACAGGAATCTCTCCTGCTTTTAAAAGTGACGTTATGTCGACACCTTTAACCTTTACTTCGTCTGTAGCCCAACCATTGTCATCAATCATAGAATCAAGATGGTAGATAACTTTGTCATTTACTTTATTATTCAAACGTTCTTGAATAGATATTGTTGGTTTATCAGCTGCTTTTGCCTCAATAACTTCTTTCATATTACGAGCTTCTGATAGACCTGGTCGTATAATGTTATCAATAGTTCGAGCATTATCACCAATAGGCATACCACGATTCACCATTCGAGCAATCTTACACGCCGTAATTAAACCAAGCTTTTCACCAAACTTTTTAATAAGTTTGATATCAGGCTTTTTATATATGTCACGTTGTTCCATATAAGAAATTAAATCAGGTAATAAATCTTTTGCAGACAAATAGTAAGCATAGAAATTTAGTGCTGATGAAAATCGTTTATCAATCGCCTCTTGAGAATCAAGTACATCACCTGTCCACGTAGGCTCTTCGCCCGTGTATTTCTCGTCAAAAGCGTTGACTCTTCCGTGTTTATCAAAGACCCTGGCCATCAAATATCCTTTCTGCTTGGTATCCACTTAGGCGTTCAAGCTCTTCGTGAACGTCATTATTCTCTGGTTCAACAAGGGCGTATCCGTCCTCGGCAGGTGCTGATCGTTTCTTCAGCCTTTTCGCGATACGACGTATAGTCGCTTCTCGCTTTTTGAGTTGTTTTTCAGTCATATTATTTGTTTAAATGTATTTTTACTTTGTTCCAATATATTTCTAAATTAGAACGTTTCTTTGCGTTACCATAATTAGGGTCATCCGCATATCTCCAAGCAGAGCCACCACCATTATGTATAAAAACTAGATGTTTAGCATTTAGATTTGGTATCTTTTTAGCATAATGCATCCATACAGTTTCTGTAATGTGGTATGCCATACTTCGATTAAACACTACATCATGTGGTAAATCCTGTTTAGTAATCCTATTATAGTCTTTTAGAAAGATCGGTCGAATCTGTAAACAACCTCGTGCATCTTCTTTAACATTGATTGCATAAGGGTCAAGATTTGACTCTACGTTTTCAACAGCAACCATAACGTCAGTCACTGTAAGTGCGGATAGATTTGCAACACTGATTAGTGCCGCTAGTATGATTTTTATTTTATTCATATAGTTTTAAAAATTAATGCCATTTTGAATTTCAGCAGGAGGCTCATACTCGTATGACTCCTCTTCTTCTTTTCTTTTTTGCTCGAGCTCGTAATTAGCGTTAGCTTGAGCATAGCAATCAGAGCTCATTTTTTCCCACTCTTCAGTGGTTTGGTCCTGCCACCATGTCCAGCGAGGGCGAATGCCGTGTTCTGACTTATGAGCGTCAGAGTACACTTCCCAAGCTTTGGTCTGATCCCACTCGGCAGGAGTAAGGCACCGCTCACCTTTGGTGTAGTGCTCACTATGGCGGATCATGTCCTCTTCATCGTAGGAACAATACCCGCGCCAATCACCCTCAGGTGCGGCTTCTGCCCAAGCCTTAGACTCAGCACAGATGGAATTAACGTGGTCGAGGAGTTCTTTGGTGATTTTAATACTCATAAATTATTTGCTGTTCTCAATCCTATAATACTATTATATCATACTTTTACCGTTTTTGTCAACAAGTTTATGTTGTTGTCATTGAACAGCTTACGAATTTTAGCATTATTTATTTGTCGAAGACACGCAAATTTGGCTGCGAGGGCCAAAGGTGATTTATATTTTACTTCTTTCTCAATCATATAAATATTATACTATATAACACCTATTTTGTACAGGAAAAAAAATCGTTGACTGACAAAGACTTATGGCAATTACTCAAGAAATTAAATCAAAACTAGCAATAAATGATAGAGGTATCTCGTTTCCTGTTAATAATGATACTCCGCCTCAACCTCGTGATGAAGTCAGTACCTTTAACACTACTGAAAGTGAAGAATCTGAGTTAGTGTGGTCACCAAAGGAAACAGATGTGGCAACCCTTGGTACACCAACGGTCATCTTTGTAGGCAATGTAACGCCCGATTTAATAGACACTGACTTAATAATTGAAATAGATACACAGACTCAATCTGTACACTTAAGTGGATTCTACGGCTTTGATTCATTTCCAAACGTTACATACAAATTTAAAAATACTGATTATAGACCTAGTACATTAGACTCACCGCCTGATCTAAGCTCACCAATTATACCTGGTGAAGCCCCGCCAGAAGCAATAATTTCAGGTTCTGGTTTACCACTACCATTTGATCACCCATATTTTAACAGTTTATTTGAAATTAAAATTGATCCAACATTAACTCAAGACTATAATTATAGCGTAGATTTTATTGTTGAGTTTGATTATTCTGCATTAGGTGCATCACCTTCGACTATAACAACTGATGATAGCCCCGAAAAATACCAATTATACGTTGATACAGTTGAACAAAAAGCTTATAGAAAAGATAGATTTGTATTTAACCAAACAGTAAGAAATTTTACTGGTGAACAGATAGGTGGTTTACTTAGAACTGCTATACAATCTAGTAAGTATAAAGAATTAAATTATGTTCCTCATAATATGTACCACCCGACTACTGGCGAAGCATTTTATGCCTCTACGTATGCACAACATATAGCATATGCAAATTTAGGATATGTACACAATTATCCACAACAGTAGACTCACCCTTATAAATAATATATAATGAGTTTGTTTCTTTTATCTGTTCTGAATTGTTTTGATTAAACCAATTATAATACTTTTTCAACTATAGTCAACCCTTAAAAATATGCCAGCTGTTACAAGAATAGGAGATGCAGATGTTACCCATTGCTCAGGTATGGTAAGAGCCGTAGGTAGTCCAAATGTATTTACAAATTACATTCCAACATCTCGACAAAGTGATGTGAATACTGGACACAAGAAACCTGGAGCTCCATGTCCCGGTCATTCTGCACCAATTGCTGTAGGTTCAAGCACAGTCTTTATTAATGGTTTAGGCTGCGGTAGAATAGGTGATGCAATATCTGGTTGTACTAGCGTTGCGGCTGGCTCACCAAATGTGTTTGCGGGCGGGTAGGTCTTTGTTTTGGATTTACCCTATTCTTTCCACTAAAGATATTAGTACCGTCAGCACATACTAAGTTGTATTTGCGAGTACCTCGAGTGCTCGCCTCGTACGCTTCACGAATCTGTGAGTTTCGTATCATCTTTGATACTAGTATTTATACAAATTTAGAACTTCAGTCTATAACCAACGAAGACTTTATTCTTAAATACATCAGCATCTTTATTGTATAAGTGCATTCCTTGATAACCTATTTCAGCGTAATGGTTACGATTATAGTTCCAAGTAAAAGTTATGCTTGATACAAAAATGTCTTCGACTCTTTCAAGATTAACGCCTTCGTAACGATTGTACTCAGAAAAGTATTCTGTCCGCATCCATAATCCCATAAACGAAACTTCTGTTTTTGGTGTAAATGGATACTTAGCAATTACCATTGCCTTTTGATTTTCCTTTGCATTCCAATAACCAGCACCAGAATCAGATACATCGTAAATTAAATTAAATCCTAGAGTTGTGCCACGAGGTGTAAAGAATGTTACATTACATCCATATACAGGACGACTAGTTGAGTATATATTTCCTGCTTGATTTAAAATTTCTGAAAAGTGTTGACCGTACATCCCTTTAATAACCATAAAGCTATTTGGCACGTATGTTAATTGACCCGTCAGTGTACGTGAATCATATCCGCCTCTGTTACCATTATACTCTAAATCAGACCAAGTACCTATCAGTTCAGAAATAAATCGCCTATTGTGGATTCTTTCAAGCGTTAACGTATGTGTGTGCTTGATAAAGTCACCATTTGTTAAATCATTTCCGAGTGGTAGATTGTCTGACCAAACTTTAACGTGACCTTCGTGACTATACCTAACTTTGTTGAGATAAGTATTCTGCCAAGAGATTGTAGTCTTTCCTTTATACGTAAAGAAACTTACATCCATACTATCTGCAGGATTTACTGACGCATCTACAAAATCTGAAGGTTCTCTTTCGGAATGACTAAGTGAATTAGTAGATTTAACATTTAACCTTGGGCCAAAATCATTCTCACCTTTAACTTTAATAGAACCAAAAATGAATGATTGATCATCAGCTGTTCTTTTACGAAGCTCTATTGCAGGATTAATCGTAACCCTATCTTGAAATAGCTTTCCTTTATACGTAATGTTATGAGAGTGATAAAAACTATCTGCCTTCTCAGTACCATCTGCTTTCATAAAGATGTTATCATCATAAAAAGCACGACTAAAAAAGTTTATTTCTTGGTTAGTACCTAATCCAAAAG